ACAGAGGCAGTCATTTTTATAACATTTCCTGTGGCACATTGCATCTTAATTTTATCCCCTGCCTCTAAAATAATAACATTATTAAAGGTTAATAAATCAATACTTCCACTAGCATTTATACTGACTTTATCAAATTCATAATCAGTGCTATCTGATTCATCACGTACTTTAATCTCTACATCTAAAGCACCACTATGACTATTAAATAATTTAACACTTTTTACTATAGAAGTCGTAGCTGATGGAGACTCATACATATCATCATATGATCCTGCAGATGTTACTTTAGCTTGAATGTTTTTATATACGTTTGCCATTATGCCATGAAGAAATTAAATCTTTCTTGATCATCCTTTTCTGGTTGTAAATACGTAGAATTTAACTGTTCAATCATAGAACTAATTGCTCTATTAATTTGTCTTTGGTTATCTTCTGTATATTCTCTTTTAGGTTCTGGTAATCTTACTACTATTTTTGTCATTATCTTCTCCCGTCTGGTTGTAAGTCTATTTGGAAAGTTCCAAATCTCCACGCTTCTCCTGCGCCATCATTTTCTATTTTTAAACTAGCATATCTTCCTCTAGCTCTAGTGTCTTCTTTAGTTGTTGTAGATGTAATTGTAAATGGACTGTAAGTACTATTACCAGCTGTTGAAGAAGGATAGTCTTTTAATCCAATAGTTACTTTTGCATTTCCTGTCAACGTTTTAAAGTCTGGAACAAATCTTCTCATAGCTAAAAACAATTCTGGTTGATCTTGTTGTAAAGCAATATCATAAGATTCAATATAAGATGTTAAAGCAGTTGTGCTTCCATCAGGATTAATTTGATCTGTCCCTGTTTCTTGTTCATAAAAAGTAGTTTGTCCTAATCCTTCAGCTCCAACTATAGTTGGAAAACTTCCTACTGCCGCACTGTTATAATAAGTAGAGTAAGGTTTTGGATAAACAATAGCATCAATCCAAGCTGTTCTAATTGAATTTGCATTTACTCCTGTATACCAATTACCCATTGGTACTTGTTTAGATTCTCCATAATTAAATACTACATACTTGTCATTATAAGTTGAACCTGAAGATGGATAATACCAGATTACTTCTGTAAATAAGTTGTTAATTCCTGCAGCTACTTGTTGACCTTTAGTGGTGTCAAAATTATCATAAACATAATCTTCAACAGCACAAGGCAATGAATTAACCGTACCATCAAATGCAAAGAAACCATTATTACTTAACCAATAAGCAACACCATCAATCTCACAACAAGCATTCTGACCAATTAGTCCACAGTTAGTACCTACCTGTTCAAATCCAAATGTAAAAGGTGAACCTACAAATTTCATTGAATACAATGCATTATCAGTCCACACTAGAATATTTTCTTTAGCAACAATTGATCCCATAATTTTAGTTCCATCTTGCAGTCTATATGTTCCTGCACTGTTATCAGCTGCTGGTGCATAAGTATTAATTGCTCCTTGGTCCGAGAACCTAATAAACATATCGTCTTGTGTAGAAGCTGTGCCAACAGTTGTTTCTGTTCCAAGATGAATTAAGTGACGTGTGGTTGGAGATATTAAAGTCATTCTAGAAGCTGTTGGGTTTCCTAAATCTCCATTAATATTTGTTGCATAATTATTTGTAGTTGTTGAAGCTCGCGCAGTAAATCTTGCATCTCCACTAATACCAGAATCCCATGTAAAAGTTTTTCCATTAGAAATTGTTGCAACTAAAACTTGTCCCCAATTACTTAGAGACCATAAGCCTGGTTCAAGTGAAACACTAGAAGCATTGACCGCTTCTCCCCATCCGTTCCAATCTGTTGCATCATAAACAATAGTTGCATCGCTATGAGCTTGTCCGTTTGAAGTTCCTGGAGTTGCAGTTCCAAAAGCACCTCTTGTAATAGTTGTTAAATCATTAGATGAAATACCAGTATAAGAAATTAATTCTCCTGTACCTAAAACTCCAACAGAGGCAACTCCTGGATTAGAAAAACCAGTTGTAGATGTTAAAGTTACCGAAGTTCCAGAACCACCTGTTCCAGCTGTGTCCGCTAGTAATGCACCATCTAAATCATTTGAAAGACTTCCAGTAATATTTCCTCCAAAAGTTCCCACACCAAAACCATAACCATATGTTTGAGCTGCGGGTCCTACTCTTTGATAAGGTTGAACCGTCATACTTCCACCGGTAGAAATAACTGAACTTGCTTGATTTGCAGAGTTAATTGTAAATGTAACATTAGATGGAACAGATAAAACTTGAAATTTTTTATCTTCAAAATCACTAGCACTTAAACCTGTTCCTCCGGGTAGAGTTACAGAATCTAAAACAATAATATCTCCTACTTCTAAACCATGCGCTGATGTTGTAGTAATGGTACAAGTTTTAGCTGTAGTACTATTTGTTGCTAAAGTAGAAGACGTAAAAGTTGTTTGCACTCCTGCGTTATTAGATCTCCACGGAGTAATATCATATAGTTGTCCTTCAAAATATATAAGTAAAAATTTATCAGTCCCAATAGCTACATATCTATTTCCATCGGTATCTACAAAGGCATGAATTTTTCTAGCAACTCCATGAATAGTTGTGTCTGATAATAAAGAAGCCCATCCACCTACTTTTTCTGGAAGACCATATCTAAATCTAGCATTATCAGAATCTACCCATCGACCATTAGCTCCAACAGCCGTGTCTTGTTTGTCTACTCCGGGTAAAAATTTGATAGATGTAAGAGCCATCTTTTAAGCTCCTAGGTTGGGAATACTGTCGTATTGTTTTTATAAGCCCAGCCTCTAGTTGCATCAAGATATATAAGCGTTGATGATTGCCCATTGACAGCTAATGCATCATCACTTGCAGCACTCATAATATTGGAACCATTTCTACCAACTGTAACATTGTTAGAATTAAAGTTTCCTCTTGAATCAATTATTGTAACTTCATCACCTGTAGAAGGTGAAGCTGGAAGAGTTACCGTTAACGCAGACGTAGCTGTATTGCAAAAAATTTGATCACCTGCAACAGCTAAATAAGGTGTGTAAGTATGATCAATTGGAACAAATCCTTTTTCCAAAAGAGTAGTAACAGTGTTTGTTCCATCAGACTTACATAGCATAGTAGCTCCAACTGGCACAGGTTGCGATGTTCCTGAAGCAGTTAAAACACTTAATGTATATTTGTTGGTACCATTTCTATTTGTATCATCTTTTATAAACCAAACTCTATTAGCAGTGTTTGGCATAGTTAAAGTTCTGTTGGCTCCTAATGTACCATAAAGTCTCAGGTATACATTTTTACCATTAGAAGTAGCTCCATCAGTTAAATCTAATGTAACACTTGCTCCTGCCATATCTACAGATAAAACTCCTGTAGCGGCTTGTTCTAAAATTTGTAAATTGTCATTAGTAATACTACCCCATTGACCAGCTTTTTCGCCGGTTGCGATAATCTCTAGTTTGGTGTTAGTTGAATAAGTTGATGCCATAATTTTAATAAGGGTCTATTGGTGTCCATACCATTGTAACACCAGGACCAATTTCACTCCATGTTATTGCAGATGCAACTCCTGAAGAAAGCGCGAAAGTGCTTCCAGTAGGTGTAACATTTGCGTCAGCGGTTATTGTAACAGTTCCTGAAGAAATTACAACCTGATTTCCACTAGGAGAAACGTTGGCATCTGCGGAAACTGTAACAGTTCCAGTGCCTAGAACATATGATGATTTAGTTGGATCAACATTAGCATCTGCTACAACGGTAACAGTTCCACTACCTAATACAACTTGACTAGCGTGTGGAAGTTCTGTGATAGAATCTGCGGTAATTCCAATATTTCCAATACCAAGAGTTACTTGAATCTTAGTAGGTGTAATTGTTACACTATTATTATTGGTAATAGATGCAAAGGGTAACCCAGCAAAAGAACTACTTCCTAAGAGCATGGTTACGCTCCGTTTTCAGCGTCCCATTTAGCTTGGGCATCTGTTAGCATTTTATTTAAAACTTCTTCTGATGGTTTATCTCCACCATCAATAACTTTTAAATATTTATATTGCATACGATCTTTGTTAGGTATTTTATTACCATTCTCATCGTATTTTTCCCAAGTATACCAAGACGTACCATTATTTCTATGATAAGAAATAACGTCGTTTAATTCCGATGGTCTTCCTCTAGTTGGCATATTACGTGTCTCCCAATCTTAAAAAGCTGCACCAACTTTGTGTTGATGCACTAGATCCAAGAACTGCTGCTCCATTAGTTTGTTCACAAGAACCTTGAAATCTAACTTGATAATTTGTTGTGTCTTGCACATCAAAAAGTTCTGAACTAACACTAGACATTTGATAATAAGTTCCACTATCTCTATAAGCTGAACCACTTATATTTGTAACGTCTTCCGTGCTTGACCAAGCATCTGGAGTCCATTGAATAGATGTTCCAAAATATCTATTTGTTGTAGTCATATTAAAACTAAACATACATTGAATTAACCATATTCCAGTTGCACCTATAGTAAATGTTCCTCCCGAATGAGATACCGATGATCCAATAGACCCTTGAGTTGGTTCATCAGTGGCTTCCCAGTTTGTTATTAAAGTGTTTGATCCTGTTGTAACAGTTGTGTTACCAGTAGTTCTAAATCCCTGTGCTCCTGAAAGTCCACTTGTAACAGCTGCACTACCAATTGCTGTAGTACCCGTAAATTTTAAAAATTGATCTGTTGTTCCAGATGCTAAACCTGTTCCACCATTAGCAACACCAAGTGTTCCTGAAACTGCATTTGCGATTGGTAATCTAGTTAGTGCCATTATCCAAACAATGCCTCCACTTCAGCGTCAGTAAGAGCCTCGCCGGTTTTTAATTTTGCTTTGCCTGAAGTTTTGTTGTTTACTTTAGCTGTGTCAGCATCTTTAATTTCTTGTATCTTTGCATCAACTTCATCTTTAGTAGGTAATGTTGCTGTATCATCATTTAAGATAATATGCTCATATTTCATTCGTTGGTTATTTGGAATTACAGCACCATTGTCATCTGTTTTTCTCCAACCATACCATTGAGGTTTACCTTGATTAAAATGTGCTAATGCTTCTTGTAAATAATCTCTATCCATTTTATGTTTCTCCTAATTTTTTCATAACGACATACGTATAGTTAGCATCAGTATTACCTTTCATTACTGAACCAGAAGTAAGGTTATCAATATCTAGTTTAAATTTTACTTGTGCAGTATCAGTTACATCAACAATTACAGTAGTAGGAACTGTCTGTTTCCAAGTAATTGCACTACCAATTCCACAAGTTCCAAAAGCTCTTATTACATAAGATGAATTATTTTCTGTAATTTGTATTGCACTATTAACTGTTACATCACTAACTGTAGACTGTACTTGATATACAAAAGTAACTTCCCAAATACCAGTTGAAGGGAAAGTCCAAATACCAGAACTAGGAGCAGAAAAAGCTGTTCCAATTCCAGCAAAGCCCCCTGTATCAACTCTTTCCCAATTTGATGTAATTGGTTGAGCATTAGATGAAGTGTCTGCTGTTTGTCTCCACATATCCATTCCAGGAAGTCCAGGATCACCAAAACTGTTGGCAGTCCCATTATTTGTAATCGTTGCTCCTGAAGGAATTATAATAGTATCCCCACTCGCGCCAATAGTAATAGTATTAGCATTCTCGTTGATAATATTATTACCTGCTGCGTCTTGGATTGTGTCTGCTTTTAATATACTAGTCATTGTACCTCTTTATCATAAATTTTAATTAAAATCCTATTAATTTAAAACCGTTAAACCATGTTTGAGTGGTTTCTCCATTTACTCTAGCTGCTCCACCAGAAACAGTATTAACTGTAGCAAATACTTCTACATAATCAGCTGCACCTAACTCTATTACCGCTGAACCAGCAGTTACTTTTCCTCTACCATATCCAGCAACTCTACTATCTAAATTGCCAATATAATGAATAATAGTTCCACTTTTTTTGAAAGTACAATGAGTAGTTGACATTTCACTATTACTATCTGCTGAATTATAAACACTAGTCGAAACAAAATACTTCCCAGCAACTCCAGGTGTCCAACGATATAGAGATGTATCGTATGTTGAACCACTATCATAAGTCACAACATTAAAAGCAACTTTTGCCTGAGTATTATCAGAAAGAGCTTGAGATGCTGTAGACATTGCAGCTTGAAAAGCTGGAGTGTTTTTCATATCACTATTTAAAGTCATAGTTCCACTTGACATGTCTAAAGTTGCACCACTAGGTACAGAAAGAGTCTCTCCAGATTGACCAAGTGTAATCGTCCCCGATCCAGAGCTAGTTTGAATTTGTCCTACTTTTAAAATTCCGTCTGCCATAATTTTCCTATGTAATTAATTTATATCCCCCAAAATAATTTTGTATTATTCCAGAAGATGCTTCAATATCTGAAGTTCCACCATCAACTGTGTTTACATAAACATAAACTTCTATGTAATCCGATGAAGCTAAATTTAAAACTAGACTATGACTTAAATTTGCTTTCAATAAACGATTACCTGAATTTTTTTGCCAAGCTGCATCTACTAATTTACTTCCATTTTTATATAATGCTAAATTATATTCTTGAATATCAGTTGAACCATCATAAGAAGTAATATTTGTATAAAGCATATATTTACCAGCAGATGGAGCAGTAAATCTGTAGTTACTAGAATTATCATAAACACCATCTGGGTCATAACTTTCAGCATTAAATGTTACTTTTGTCCATGAGCCATCTCCAATTCCTGTTTGAGATGTGCTTATATAAGCTAAAAATTCTGCTGTGTTAGTTTCACCAAATCCCGTAGCTGTTCCAGAATTAGCAATAGTAACTCCTGAAGGAATTGCTATTGTATCCCCTGATGTTCCTAGCGTTAGCGTAGTACCTGTAGCTGGATCAACCTGATTTGTTTCTAATTTACTCATTATAATATTGCGAAAGTGCTC